AAGACCGCAATTGCTAATGCTTTGACGCGCTATGTCCTTCAAGTTAATGGATATGATTATAGTCCTCATGCTGTAACATCCATGAACATGGAGGATAAATATCAATCTGAATATGGAACTCAACATCAAGGAGTTATTTTTGATGATATTTGCAACACTGCTTTGGATCGTGTGGATGGTTCACCTACATTGCCAGTCATTATGTTCTTGAACAATAACACGATGGCTGCTTTGAATGCTAATGCAGAAATGAAGGGAAAGATTATGATTGAGCCTGCAGTTGTTACTGCTACGACAAATGTTAAGGATTTATTATCTAATCAATTGTCAAATGAGCCTCTTTCTATTAATCGTAGGTTTGAACTCACTATCACTCAAAGGGTAAAACCTGAGTATTGTAAGCCTGGAACTGCAATGTTGGATAGCTCAAAGGTTGCCCACATGTCTGAAGCTCAATTTCCTGATTATGCTCTTTTCACCGTTGAAGAACCTCGTTATAGGGAAAACTCAACTGGAGACAAGTTTAAGTCGGGAAAAACACAAAACATTGTTTTTGTACCTCGAGAATTTGAGGGGAAGCCATTGATTGATGTTGATATCAAGACGTTGTTGCGTTTTATGATGAAAGATTCTGAAGAGCATTTTGCACGACAGAAGGCATTTGTCCAAGCGCAACGTAATTTGGCGGATATGCCATTATGTCCATGTGGAATGCCGGAGGGTATGTGTGAATCTTGTCCTTTGGATTCCCAAGCTGGTATTCCTAATATTGGTGAGGTTGTAGAATATCTTACTGCGTTGGAAATTCGAGTTATGGCATGGGTGAATGCTTGCATGCAGTCTCTTATTATTTCTCGTTTTGGTTCTGCAATTATTGCTTATTTTATGCGAGGAAAACTTAGAGAGATTGTTATGAATAGCATTGGATACTATTTGGTGTGCGTATTTATGACATTAGGTTATGATGCTGTTGTTCATGTGAGAGGATCTCGGATGATTCTTATGTTTACAATAGTGTATTTGTCTTATGTCATTATTCGCTTCTATATGCTTCGTCGTTTTGTTGTTAGGAAGTATGCAAATATTCCTTTGCCTTCTCAATATATTCGTGAATTGAGTTGGGGTACAAAGATGAAAATTGTGTATTTCTTGATTTCTATTGGCGTTTGGAAAGTTTTGGTTGAGTTAGCTCGTCGGTGGAAAGTTTTGCCTACCGCACAAGCTGCTACTCCTATTGCCTTACAACCAGATGCTAAGTCATGGCAAAAAGATACTGAGTTTTGGGATACTCATTCTCGTGAGCGTCAATATCAATTTGGAGATGCTGGTATTAGTGAGAAATCTCGAACAATAACATGCGAAAATTTCGTTAAATTAATTGGTAACAGACTAATGATTGTTGTCAAGGAAAGTGGCGAGTTTTGCAATGTTGTACCGTTACAAAGCAATGTTTTGTTGTTGCCTAATCATATGGTTACATCTCAAACTGAGTATGTCACACTGACTAAAATTGGTGGACACACTTTCGAGAATATGCCATTAGATGATAAGGTAGCTATAAAAATTCCTGGTACTGATTTTTCGGTATGGTGGTGTCCTGGTGCTGGATTACATCGTGATATTGTTGAGTATTACCCCAAAGATATTGATGAGGGGAAGAAAGTGAATGCTTTTACAATTTTCAATAAAGATGGAGAGTTAGTCAGATACCCAAGTATGACTGCAATTAGGTCACGTGTTGTCACAACCGCTGGAGGGTTTTTTCAAGGATACAAATATAGTTTTCCTGAAACAACTTTTGGTGGCTTATGTATGGCGACATTAGTTGGACAAGTTGATGGTATGCCTTTTATTGCTGGTCATCATTTGGCTGGAAGAGGCAATGTCGGAGCTGCTGGAGTTTTAACTCGTGGGCAACTTTATGACGCTATTGAATCTCTTTCAGAGAGACCAGGTATTTTGATTTCTCATTCAGCTACTCCGCTTGAAACCAATAGTATGGGTATTGAATTTGGACCCTTGACTGCACCGCATGAGAAGTGTCCAACAATGGATTTGAAATTGAATTCCAAGATTCGTATTCATGGTGCTCATTCTCAAAAAGGAGGCGATACTTCAAGTTCTGTTGTTACATCTACAATATCACCTTTTGTAAAGGATATCATGCAGATTGAAAAGAAGCATGACAAACCCAAACAAATGGGTGCTCGTAGGCACAAGGTATTGGATATTGGTGGCAAAGTTGATACTGCCACTAAATTTGATTCTAAGATATTGCAACAAGCCTATTCAGATTTTGAAACACGTTTGATGTCTATTCCAGATGAAGAATTAGCTAAGGTTGGAAAAATCAGTAATGATGCCAATCTTGCTGGCTTGGATGGTGTTTTGGGTATTAATGCTATGAATTTTTCAACTTCGGTTGGTTTTCCTGGCAAAGGACCTAAGACGCAATTTGTAGACAAATCTGATCGCAAAGTTGAAGGTATTTCATGCCCGCGTGATGTTGATCCTATGATTTTGGAGGAAGTTGAAAAGATGGAAAAACAATTATTGGCTGGTAAGTCAATCAATACTATCTTTAAAGCTTCATTGAAGGATGAACCGACTAAAATGAGCAAAGACAAAGTGCGTGTGTTTGCAGCTGCAAATATGCCTTTTGTTATGTTGGTTCGTAAGTATTTTCTCACTCTTGCTGCTTTGGTGCAGAGGAACAAGATAATCACTGAATGCGCTGTTGGAACGATTGTTCAATCTCCAGAATGGACAGAATTATTTCAACATATTGGTAAACATGGTTGGGATCGAGCCATTGCAGGTGACTACGCAAG